AAAATTATTTAATAATACAATTATATATAATGTCTCTAACTGGAGGTTATACTCGCATTAAAACTAGGGGTGAAAAAGTAATTTCATATTCTTCTTCGTTAAAAAAACGTTCCTCTAGTAAATTAAAGAAGGGCGGTAAAAAACAAAAAACATTAAAAAAACGAAAGCAACGAAAATCTAGAAGGAGGCATTAAAGCCTTTTAAGTTTTTAAGTTTTTAAGCCTTTGGGCCTTTGGGCCATAGGATTACCTTAGCCCTTTGGGCCATAGGATTACCTTAGCCCTTTGGGCCATAGGATTACCTTAGCCCTTTGGGCCATAGGATTACCTTAGCCCTTTGGGTCATAGGATTACCTTAGCCCTTTGGGCCATAGTCTTAATCCTTTAGGCCATTTTCCAGTAATTTCTCTTTCACGAATCGACTTTGGTAACATACGTTGTTTTAGTATATCTTGGCGTTGTTTATAAATTTTCTTCCATCGGCGTTGAATCAGTTTTATCCAAAAGGTTTTTATATAACCAACTGTCTCACCACCTGCTAATTTGTCTATATACACAATATCTAGTTTAATGTAATTTTTATCTTTTATAATAGTATTATAATTTCTTATTGTTGGATGTTTAAGCCGATTTAAAACTCTAGAAAATCCATTATACGCTCTCTGATAAATAGTTAGCATTTCTTTATACGAGTTATTATAAAAGTCTTCTAAATCACATCTATCGTTGACTAGAAAATGGGTTTCTATTCCGGCTGAACTATTCTCATCTTGTCCGTGTATTATAGGATGAAATATCTCACGTATAGCAATAGAATACATTTAATAATTAACTAGTTATTAATTATTAATTGTTAATTCGTTTTCAATTTTTTCTGTTATATTTATATATATGAAACTCAACTTAAATTCATTCTTAAAGGATAAAAATGTTCTCTATGTTGTTCTTTTTCTGGCTATTACAAATATATTCGGTTATTTAATGTTAAGAAATTTTGACGCGATTGTTTTCTTTTTTGTGGTTGGATTTCTCTCTACTTACTTTAGTAAAAATATGATTATAATTATGATTATCGCAATGATTAGTACAAATTTATTAGTGGGGTCTAAGTTATTAGGGTCGTATAAAGAAGGGATGCAAACAAAAGATACACCTAAAAAGAAAGACACGAAAAAGAAAGCGAAGGTAATTGATAATATGGCTACACTTTCGCCTGCTAATATTGACGGGTCGGATGATGATACTACCGATGTGATTCAGGGTCCTAAACCGAAAATCAATTATGCGTCTACTTTAGAATCTGCATATGATAATTTAGATAAATTGTTGAGTTCTGATTCAATTAATAAAATGACGGCAGATACACAAAGACTCGCCGAAAAGCAGCAAGTTTTAATGGGAAATATTGAAAAATTGGTGCCTTTTATTGGTAAAGCCGAAAATTTATTAAAGGGCATGAATTCGGATAAAATGGGCGGTATGTTAGAAAAAATGCAAGAACAAATGGCGAATCTTGCGAATAAGGCCAAATAATAGGGCCAACTATAAATAAAATAAATAATAAATTACTATTATATAAATGCCGAAACGTTGTATGCCTGGCGTAATATGTATAGAAAATGTAACAATAACCCTAACCTTGATTATTATCGGGAGTGGTATTTTATTTTTGAATCTTTATAACAAGAAGGATAATTGGTTAAGAGAGAAAATCATCATTAAAGAAAACAATTATGGTTCTAATAGTGAATATATGCCACAACCCGGATTTTCTTATTCCAATCATCCCGATGATGTTTTAATGAACCCTTATAAAGCACCTTTACGGGATGACCGATTTTTTCCTAGAGGCAGTGGCGATCCGCGAGGTATGCCTATCAATGTCCCTACCCAGTCGGTTGATTCTTCCTATAGACAAGTTGGTATTCTTACCCGAATGAATGGTGCCGAAATGATTTTACCATTAATGGGTCGGCCGTTGTTTACCAATCGCGATAAATGGAATTTTTATACCATGAGCGATAAGAGCACTATGATTAAATTGCCGATTACAAATAAAGGTAGAAGCTGCACGAATGAGTATGGGTGTGATAATTTGTATAATGGGGATAGCGTTTATGTAGAAGGATATAATGATGCTTTTAAAGTAACCGTGTATGATAATCAAATTATGCGGTATATTCCTTTTTTATAATACACTAAAATTTATAGTATAAAATAAACTATAAAATTATAAAATAAATTATAAAATTATATTTTTATAATTTATTTTATATAAAGAGATTATTACTTTAATATATATATGAAAAATATATGTTTGGCAAGTATTCCTGCTCCTTGGTTTTTTGGACCATATGCAAAACAACTTTATATGTTATCTGAACAACTCGTAAAAATGAAACAAGATTATACAATTTATTATCTGTGTTTAGGGTTTGATATGAAAAAACAAATATATACTTATATTGAAGTTTTGGAAAATTTTGATAATGATAATAAAAATAATGATAATGATGATAATAATGATAATAAAAATAATGATGTTAATGATATTAATGATAATGATAATGATAATAAAAAAAAAAGTAAAAATTCATCTAATATAAGTAATAAAAAACACACATTGGAAAAAATTAAATTTATTGGAGGAATAGAAAAAATTAATGGAGGATATACGGTGAGTTCATTTAATAAAGTTATGTCTTATTATAATATTGATTGGTTAATAACATGTATGGATTTGGTATCATTTATCAATGATGAACATTTTAAAATTAAATCATTGACTTGGTTTCCAAATCATTTTCAACCTATAAGAAAATTTGATCTATTACGATTGCAGTTATTTTCTCATATTATTTCATTGTGTCCAACTGATACAAAATTATTAAAAAAATCTTTACCGACTAAAAATGTCTCTTATATACCACATATTATTGATTTTAATGTTTCATCAGAAGAAATTGATAAATATAAATTAAGAATTAAATATAATATACCATTAGACGCATTTGTTGTTTTAATAAATGCCGGCAATTATGAAATACAAAATAGGAAGTCATTTGATACCTCTATTTTTGCCTTTGAAAAATTCGTACATAAAAGAAGAAATGCTTTTTTGTATATACATTCATTCAACGCAAAATCGTTTAATGATAAAAATCATTTTATTTCGTCTACAGGTTCCATGTTTAATCTAAAAGATTTGATTGATCAAACAGGTATACCATTAAATAGAATAAAATTAAATGAAGAATTGTTGATGGACAATGAAATTATTGAATTGATGCAGCTTTCAGATGTATTGTTACAATCAAGTAAATCAGAAGGTTTTGGTGTGCCTATACTAGAATCTCAATTAGTTGGATTACCGGTAATTACCACGAAATTTGGCGCAATGAATGATTATACTTATTATGGTATATCGGTTGAACCTTTACAAAAAATGTATGAACCGTCTGCGGGTGGTATATGGGTTTTGCCTAGCATTGAGGGGATATATAATGCCTTATTAAGTGTGGCAAATTATGAAATTGAAGATAAGAAAGAATATGCGAAGAAAACAATTATGGGGAAGATGTCAGCACAAGCAGTTACTAATTCTTTTATAAAAATAATTGAAGAACCATTTGACGTTAATGAACATAATGTGATTAGTTTAAGTTCGCCGAATTTTATACCAGTTTCACATATTATTTATGATGATAAAAGTAATTCATTTTACATTGACCAAGAGAAATGTTCTGATATAGATAGCAATAAATTAAATAAAAATTGGGTATTATTTACAGACAATAAAGTAAGTGTTAATTTTGATTTAATTCAAAATATTTTAATAGGTATTAAACCAACTGATCCGATTGATTTAATTTTATTTAAAACTAGTTTTAATAATAATAATGTATATCCGAATTTTGAAGATATTAAACCAACCAATTTGAATATTGATTTTAATAAAATGTATTATTGCATTAAAAAAAAATTCTTTAATTCTTTTATAAATAATGTAACAATTGAGAATAAATATATGCGTGAATTTATACTCAGACATGCGGTAACTACATGTAAAGTGTCTTTGGCAGATCAGATTGCGATAAATGAGATTAGGTCTAATAACGCAGTAAATGGTAATAACGCAGTAAATGGCAATAACGCAGTAAATGGTAATAACGCAGTAAATGGCAATAACGCAGTAAATGGTAATAACGATATTAATGAAAATTTAGTTATTGAAATTAGTAATGGAGCGGAAAAAACAGAGACATATAATACAAAATATGGAAAAATTACATTGTATAAAAACGAGGCATTTATTGGTTCTGAATTCAAACAAGGTAACTATTGGGATGAATCTACATTACTAAAAATAAAATCTTATATAAATCCAAACCATAATATTCTAGAAATAGGAGGACATTGTGGAACATCTTCCATAGTCTATTCTTCTTATTTGAATAATGATAGAAAGGTATATGTTTATGAACCTCAAAAAAACATGTATGATTTATTAGTAAAAAATATAAAACAAAATAAGTTACAAAATAAAATTATACCTAATAATCTAGGTATTTTTTGTTATAATGGGTATGGAAAAATGAATAATATTGATATAGATGGTGGTGGCGGAGTAGTAGAAAAAAGATATAATGAAGAAAATAATATTGGTTGTAATTTTGGCGGAATTGGTCTAGGAAAGGACGGAGAAGTAATTGAGTTAGCTACGATTGATACATTGAGATTAGAAGATATCGGATTTATTCATTGTGATGCGCAAGGGTCTGAACCCTTTATTTTTTCAAAGGCAATAAACACAATTAAAAAATACAGACCTATTATATTATATGAAAATAGTATAAATACTCATGAGAAATATTTTTATGATACTGTTTGCAAGTGTTATCCTGAATATAGAGAAGAAAGTCTCTTTGATATAAAAAAATATTGTATGGAACAATTAAATTATTCAAGTTTTATAGATAATTTTAATGGATCAATAGATAATTTTAATGGATCAATAGATACACTTCTAATTCCATAATATAACAATTTAAAATTTCATTATATATCATTATATATAATGAATATACATCAAGAACCATTTTTTCATATATTAGGTTATGATACAGAACACACTGGTTATGGTATACATACAAAAGAATTTTTAAATGTTCTTAGAAAACATAAAAAGGATTTTTTATTTACCGATATAACTCATCTTAAAACTTATGCGGATAGAGAGAAATTAAAAACCAAATTATCACAAAAACAAAATGTATACAATATAGCTATTAATTATGGGTCAGAATGTTATACTACAGTAAAGGATTACGACGGATTAAAAATAGGCTGGACTGTCTGGGAATCAACTATTATTCCTGATAATTGGAAGGATGAACTTAATAAATTAGATCAAGTATGGATTCCATCTAAATGGGGAAAAAACATTTTAGTTGAAAATGGAGTGGATATAGATAAAATAAAAGTAGTTCCAGAAGGTGTTAATACTGAGGTTTTTAAACGACTTGAACGACGTCCGGAGAATAATATAACTAAATTAAAAGGATTTAAATTTCTCAATATTGGAAAATATGAAGGCAGAAAAAACACTGATTTATTAATTCGCGCATTTGATGAAGAATTTAATAAAGAAGAGAATGTGTTCTTATTTTTACAAGCGTATAATGCTTTTATTCCTAATTTTAATTTGAATCAAATAATCGATTCAATGAATCTGAAAAATAGAGAAAAAATATATGTAATTTCGCCAATTAAAAATCACAATGATTTGTCTGTAATCTATAATAGCTGTGATTGTTTTGTCTATCCAACACGCGCAGAAGGCTGGGGGTTACCATTAATAGAAGCTCTAAGTTGCGGGATGAACAGCATTGCGTGCAATAATGGAGGTCAAAGTGAATATTTATATAATCCAGAACAAGAGATTTATATAGATTTAAACTATACTATGATTGATATAACACGCAAAGATTTTGGAAATTTTATGTTTCATACGAATAATACAAATAATAATATGGGCCAGTGGGCAGAAATAGAGATGAATGAACTAAAAACTAAAATGAGGTATGCTTTTAAAAATAAAAATAATAATAATAATAGCATTAACACTGTAGCAATGAAACATATTCATCAGTATTGGTCATGGGATAAATTACTTGAAAATGAAAATTTTACATGCACGCGTAGTAGCATCACACGTAGTAGCAATATACCAAAATTTTTTTATCAATCATGGTGTAGAAAAGATAACCCCGACTCTAAAATCCCAAGTGAAATTTTAAATAAGACCTTAAAATACATGCCAAGTGGATTTACTTATAAATGTTTTACATTAAATGATATAAGAGACTATTTAAAAACCAATTGGGGAAATAATGTATTAGATTTGTTTGAATCCTATAAATATATACCACATAAAATAGATTTATGGAGATATTGTATTTTGTATGATACAGGTGGCATATATATGGACGCTGATTGTGTATTAACTACTGATATTAGTATATTAATGAACAATGATGCTGTTTTTGTTACAAATAATAGAGGTGTAAAAGATATTTTTAATGGATTTATAATAACAATTGAAAAAAATCCAATTATTAAGAATATAATAGATTTTATGGTTAAAGTAAAAACTGATTTAGAATATGATTATTATTATAATTGTAAAGAGTTATATAATATTATTAATAATTATATAGAACTATCCTTAGGCAAACATAATTATCAAATTAATAAATTAGGGTTTAATGGTAAAATGTGTATTTTATTTGATAAACAATTAAATGACGGTCGTTTTTACCCATTTTATAATGAAATTCCACTATTATCAGAAACCAATTCATTATATCCATATCCTTAGAATAGATAGAACAAATTATATTATTAACTATCTAGTGTCTTACTTTGGATAATGCCGAATAAGAACCATTGCTTTCATTTCCTCCAAAACTTAAATCATTATACGTTTTATTTTGTGCTTTTAATTTTAATCTTCTGGTCCGGTCAGAACTATCTTTATTTATGAATGTTTTATTTTTTACTGCCATGCCGCTATCTATAATATAATTTACATTATTTCCTGGATTTTCTTGAATATAAGTATTCACATTGAAAAAACTAGCACGGCGCATTATTTGTCTATTTGCCCCTCTTTCGTTTCCACGTTCAACTAAAATAATTGGTTTTGGTGAAATTCCTGAAAAACCATCTCCTAAATCGGGTTCGCTTCCTGGTCCAATTGTTACTCCCCCAAAGATAATTATTCTTCCTTGTATGTTTGTTACATCACCCGCATTGAACATACTAGTCATACCACTAGATGTAACTGTATATGTATCATTGTCATTTTTTGTAATTGTCGCATTATTATCTAAATATAATATTGACCCAGGATCCATCTGAAAATAGGTTGGATATCGCAATGATGCTATACTGTGTCTAATGGTTGGCGTAGTATAATTTCCAAATACTCTAAGGTTTTCGTCAGGGTTAATGCCTAATTGCTCTGCTAGAAATGGAATAGCACCAACCTTCACATTCACTGCGCTACCGCTGCCGAACTTAAGTAGATTTGCCGCATATATATTTTTTATATCAGACACTTGGTTGGGATCGGTAGTGTCTAGATCATAATCATCAAAAACAGTAGATATATGGGTAGCAAAATTTGCGGATGTTACCTTATCCGCACTTAAATTATATAAGGTACCGCTTGCTAGAGCAGTTAATTGGGTTAATTGAGTTATATTTGTGCCAAAATGATAGATGGCTTTCAGTTTGGTACAATTAGTAAAGGCAGTGACGTTAATTAATGAAGGCGAGGGATCATCAAAAGTAACGGTGCGTAGAGAAATATTAGAATTAAATGCACTGGCGTTTATATTGCTTAACCCTCCTGGAAAAAAGATAGTTTGTATTGAGGTACATTGTTTAAATGTATTAGAATTTATACTAGTTAACTTAGTGGCAACATTAAAATTGTTTAATCCGATTAATTTATCTTGATTTATAAATTCCTCACCATTAAAGCTTGTTAAATTTATTGCTTTTTGAAAATCAATATTCAGGACTGTATTGTTTGCGGCTTGTTGAATATACATGTGTTTAGTGCCACCTGAAATCGGGAGTAGGTTAGGTAAAAAACTGGTGTTTTGATAGGTGATTTGCCGCAATGAAGTGCAACCCTGAAAAGCAGCAGACTGTATCTCTAAATCTTGAGCTAAATTGCCGAAATTTAATGCGGTTAAATTTATGTTGGTAGAAAACGTTTCATCATAAATATATTCGAGTTTAGACATCCCATCAAAATCGACTGACCGTAAATCACAATATTTAAACACACCTTCAGCCAGGATTTCTAATTTAGTCAACTTATTCAAATTAACTATTGCGGTTAAATTTATGTTTTCCTGAAATGAATTAGAGCTGATAGCCATGAGTTCGCCCATCCCGCTAAAATCGACTGACCGTAAATCACATCTCAAAAACGCTTGAGACGCGATGATTTGTAGTTTAGTCGCCATGTTGAAATTAACTAACGCCGTTAAATTTGAATTAAGTATAAACGCATTAAAATCAATCATAGTGAGTTCGCCCATCCCGCCAAAATCGACTGACCGTAAATCACACTCCCCAAACGCCGACTCTCTGATCGATTGTAATTTAGTCGCCATGTTGAAATTAACTAACGCCGTTAATTGGGATTGACCTTCAAATTCACGAGAGAAAATGCTTGTTAAATTTCCTGCTTTTTGAAAATCAACATTCAGGACTCTATTGCTTGCATCTTGTTGAATATACATGTGTTGTTCGCCACCTGAAATCGGGAGTAGGTTAGATAAAAAACTGGTGGTTTTATAGGTGATTCGCCGCAATGAAGCGCAACTATCAAAAGCAGTAGAGTCTATCACTAAATTTTGAGCTAAATTGCCGAAATTTAATTCGGTTAAATTTGTGTTAGAAGCAAATGCCGAACTGTTAATATCCAGGAGTTCGCCCATCCCAGCAAAATTTAATGTCCGTAAATCACAATTTTGAAACGCATTTTGTTTGATTGATTCTAATTTAGTCGCGTTATTGAAATTAATTAATGCGTTTAAACGTCTGTTATTAAAACACGCATTTTCGTCAATCAGTGTGAGTTTGCTCATCCCGTTAAAATTTAATGACCGTAAATCACAGAATGCAAACGCCGAACTTCCAATCGTTTGTAATTTAGTCGCGTTATTAAAATTCACTAATCCAGTTAAATTTGTGTTATTAAAAAACACTGCACCAGTGATATCCAGGAGTTCACCCATCCCGCTAAATTCTACTAACCGTAAATCACAGAATGCAAACGCTGAATTTCTGATCGATTGTAATTTAGTCGCCTTATTGAAATTCACTAATCCGGTTAAATTTGTGTTAGAATTAAACGCATATTCGTCAATCAGTGTGAGGTTGGCCATCCCGCCAAAATCTACCACAAATAACTCACAAGATGCAAACGCAGTTGGGCCGATTTTTTGTAATTTAGTCGCCTTGGTAAAATTGATAAATACAGCTAAGTTAAGGTTAGCCAAAAACGCTGAATCGCTGATAGTCAGGAGTTCGCCCATCCCGCTAAAATTTACTGAGCGTAAATCACACTGCTGAAACGCACGCGTATCGATCAATTGTAGTTTAGTCGCCTTGGTGAAATTAACTAACGCCGTTAATTTATCTTGATTTGCAAATTCATCTTGATTAATGCTTGTTAAATTTTCTGCTTGTTGAAAATCAATATTCAGGACTTTATTGCTTGCGTCTTGTTGAATATACAGTTGTTTAGCGCCTAACCCTGGTAAACCAGAAAGCCTTGTTGAAATCGGGAGTAGTTTAGGTAAAAAACTTGCGTTTTGATAGGTGATTTGCCGCAATGAAGAGCAACCATCAAAAGTCCCATTTTCAGTATTTATATTGAATATCTTTAAATTTTGATTTAAATTGCCGAAATTTAATGCGGTTAAATTTATGTTGGTAGCAAAGCTTCTGAAGCCGATCTCAGTGAGATTGCTCATCCCATCAAAATCGACTGACCATAAATCACAAGATTGAAACACACCTTCCTCGATACGGAGTAATTTAGTCGCCTTATTGAAATTAACTAATTCAGTTAAATGTATGTTGGACATAAACGCAAGATCTCGAATATTAGTGAGCTCGCCCATCCCGCTAAAATCTACTGACTGTAAATCACAACGATCAAACGCAGACACCCCGATGTATCTTAGTTTAGTCGCGTTATTGAAATTAACTAACGCCGTTAAATTTGTGTTACGGTAAAACGCAGAGTCTCCAATCCTAGTGAGTTCGCCCATCCCGCTAAAATCGACTGACTGTAAATCAGCTCCAAAATTACTGCTAAATGCACTAGTATTGATTGTATCCACTGTATACGAAGAACTAGTTGAAGTATCTACTACCGTGGTTTTCGTTAAGAAAAGGTCAGTTCTCGTTAATTCACCACTAGCAAACCCATTAACACCCGCCGTAGTAAGAAGTGTATTTCCTAAATATTCAATTCCTGTATCTGTATCTGAAAACGTAACACTCATTATACTATACTCTATTATAATATATTTTTAATAGAGTATATTACACAATTAAAAATTAAAGATAATATTATTAATTATAATATTATTAATTATATACCTATATATATGGACTTTGATATAGACGACATGATTATTACAAGTAAAACTTTTGAGAGAAAATTAAATGGATTGGCGGAATTATCTGAACAACCCGCTGGCAATAAATTAGGGGTTTATAAGGAGGAAACCTATATTTCTTGGTGGTATTTACAAGGTATTCACCGCACCATTTACGCCGAAAGTATAGATAAGTTGCTAGATTTTTTAAAAACTACCTTTGATGATTATTTTA